GGGTTTTGGCCCGCAAGGGAATGGCCCGCGCGCGACGGGACGTTGCAATTCTTTGGCGGCGCTTTTTGGACTGGATAGGGGGGTGACCTTGCACACCCCCCATCCCTCGTGTAGTTTCCAGAGCATGGACCTGTTGAACCCGAGGTGATGGAATTCCTGTGGGCAACGAAACAACGAATGAAAAACGTAAGGGCGAGCATCTCAAACCCTTTCACTTCAAGCCAGGCAACTCCGGGCGACCCAAGGGTGCACGTAACAAGCTAGGCGAAGACTTCCTCAAAGCCCTGCAGGAAGACTTCGCAAAGCATGGCGTTGAGGCTATTGCGACAGTGCGCGAAGAGAAGCCCGACCAGTATCTCAAGGTCATCGCCAGCATCCTGCCCAAGGAGATTGACGTGGGCGAAAACCTGGCAACTGCCATGAAGGAAAGCCGTGACGCGGCAGCGGGGGCCTTCTTCCGGGCGATGGCGGAGGACATGGAAGCCCTCAATTGACAGCCGCCCATGCCCTGAGCGCCGAGGACTTCGCCTTCTCACGGCTGATCGCTTATGCCGCCTATCAATGGCCCGCCTATACCGATGCACCACACCACAGGCTCATTGCACGGCACCTGGAGGCGGTAGAGCGGGGCGACATCACTCGCCTGATGATTACCATGCCGCCGCGCCACGGCAAATCCATGCTGGCAAGCGAGTTCTTCCCGGCGTGGTATCTCGGGCGCAACCCGGATCATTACGTGGTAACCGCCACCTATGCACAGGAGCTGGCCGATGACTTCGGGCGCAAGGTCAAGAACCAGATTGAGGACGCAGCCTACTCAGCCATTTTCCCGGGTGTCGGGCTTGCGGATGATAGCAAGTCTGCCAAGCGGTTTCACGTTGAGGGCGCTCTGGGTGGATATGAACACTCCACGAGACAGCGAGGGGCCTTCTACGCCGTTGGTGTTGGTGGCCCTCTCACAGGACGCGGCGCCCATCTCCTCCTGATTGACGATCCGGTCAAGAACCGCGAGGACGCCGAATCCGAGACCATCCGGCGCAAGACCAAGGACTGGTTTACCTCGACCGCCTACACGCGCTTGATGCCCGGTGGCCGCATCGTGGTCATTCAGACCCGCTGGCATGAAGACGACCTGACCGGCTGGCTCCTGGCCGAGCATCAGCACGAAGGCTGGACCGTTCTCAACCTGCCGGCCATCAATGATGATGGCGAGGCCTTGTGGCCCGAGCAATATCCTGTCGAGGCGCTTGAGCGGATCAAGCTCGCCATCGGTCCCCGAGACTGGAGCGCCCTCTACCAGCAACGCCCGTCGCCCGAGTCCGGCGACTACTTCAAGCGTGAGTGGATTATCCCGGTCGAGACCATCCCGCCCAAGGAAGAGATGGCGATCTACATGGGCTCGGACTACGCCGTTACGGCTGATGGCGGGGACTACACGGTCCATGTCGTGATCGGCATCTCGCACGATGGCCGCATGTACCTTCTCGACCTGTGGCGGGCGCAGGCCTCGTCCGATGTGTGGGTGGATGCGTTCTGCGCGCTGGTGCGCAAGTGGAAGCCCATCGGGGCAGCAGAGGAAACCGGGCAGATCAAGTCCGGCGTCGGGCCGTTCCTGGTCAAGCAGATGCTGCAGACCGAGAGCTATACGGTGCGTGAGCAGTTCCCGACCCGTGGCGACAAGGCGGTGCGGGCCCAGTCCATGCGTGGCAGGATGGCGATGCAGGGCCTGCACGTGCCCCGGGACGCGCCGTGGCTCACCGACTTCATCAGCGAACTGATGAGTTTTCCGGTGGGCGTGCATGACGATCAGTGCGTGGCCAAGGGAACATTAGTAAGCACACCTGATGGCCGAGTGCCCATCGAAACAATCAAGGTGGGTGATTATGTCATGTCTCCGTATCAGCCCCGTCGCGTAGAGGCCGCTGAAATGACGGGGACAGATGCCGAATTAGTGAGGGTGGATTTCTCCAACGGCGGCACGCTTACCTGCACTCCCAATCACCCAATTTTCGTGCGCGGCAAAGGGTTTGTGCGCGCGGACGAATTGGGTATAATGGATGTCCTGTCAACGGACGGAGAGTGGGAATGCTGCGAGGAACTTCAAAAGGAGAAGTTGTCGAGTACCGGGGTAACAGATACCGCCGCTACCCGGATAGCGGCAACCGCACGCACAGCCAATATTTCTACGCCACCGAGCCGCGCCGTGGGTTCCTTCACCGCCATGTGTGGGAGGATAACAACGGCCCTATCCCGCGTGGCCACCAAGTCCATCACAAAGATGAGGACACTGGCAACAACGATCCTGGCAACCTTGAATGCCTCACCCCTTTGGAACACCGCCAACGGCACCCTGTCATTGGGGATGAACTGGAGCGCAACCACAAGCACCTCGCCCGCATCCGGCATCTTTCGGCCGAGTGGCATGCAAGTGAGGCAGGGCGCGAGTGGCATAGTCAACACGCCCGCAAGTCCTGGGATAACCGCAAGTCGTTCACGCTCATCTGCGAGGAATGCGGGTGCGATTATCAGGCCTATTTCGCCCGTTCCCGGTTCTGCGCCCGTGCATGTGCTCAGCGTAACCGCGCTAAGCGAGCGAGGGCCAGTCTATAACTTGCGTGTTGAAGGGGAACATGTGTACTATGCGGGCGGCGTCTTGACGCATAACTGTGATGCGTTAGGACTGGTAGGGCAATTAATGGACAGGATGGGCGTAGGCGAGCGCCCGAAGGAGGCCGCGCCCCCAAGGCGTTTGAAGTCGCCGCTGGCAGTCGAAGGCGGGGTCATCGCTCCGCCGCTCAAGATGAGGAAGCGGTGATGAAGGTGGTATCTCGCGAAGAGTTCGTAAGAGAATATCACATTCCTCTTGGCGATGAGGTAAAGGCGGTAATTGTCTGGGCCTCAAAAGAACCAGACGAGCGCCCCGAACCCAAGGAGTGGCGCTGAGTGGCCTCCAACATCATCCAGCTTCCCGACTACGGCGAGGAAGACGACACCTTCACCGGGCCGGAGCCCAAGAAGGCAGGCGCTGTCCTTGGCGCGCTGAAGAAGGCTGAGCGCGAATTTCGCAACTGGCAGAACGTGTGCCAAACCATCGACGAGGTGTATGGACGCGAGGGCACGTATGGCGGCCTGCGCGCCGACCTCGACAACATGGGCTGGCGCGATACCAAGCTGGACCTGTTCTGGGCCTCGATGGAAATTCTCAAGCCCGCCGTCTACGCCCGTCCGCCTGTTCCCGCCGTGTCGCCCATGTTCAAGGACAACAAGGCGCTTGAGAATGTCACAGGCGAACTCCTTGAGCGCGTAGGCGTCTCGACCTTTGCCCGCACCGACATCGACGATGTGATGTGCCAGGTACGTGATGACGTGATTTTCGACGGTCGCGGGGTCATGTGGCTCACCTACGAGACCACCGATGGGCAGAAGGTCTGCGTCGAGCATCTCGACCGCATGGACTTCCTGCACGAACCGGCGCGCTACTGGTCGGAAGTGGGTTGGGTGGCCCGCCGGGCATGGCTGACCCGCAAGGAGATGCGCAAGCGCTTCTCGAAGACTTCGGGCAAGGCCTACCAGAGCGCCAAGTACTCGCTCAAGCGCGAGGACGAGAGCGATCCCAACCAGCAATCGCTGACCAAGAAGGCGGGCGTGTGGGAGGTCTGGCACAAGGCTGATGGCAAGGTCTACTGGGTCACCGATGGCGTTGACGTGTTTCTCGACGAGGACACGCCACATCTTGACCTCAGCACCTTCTGGCCGTGCCCCAAACCTGCCTATGCCACGCTGCGCCGCCGCAGCCTTGTGCCAGTGCCGGATTGGGAGCGCTATGCGTCCCACTTCCGCCAGATCAGCGACATGACGGGGCGGATTTACCTGCTGCTCAACCAGGTCAAGATGATGGGCCTTATCCCCGCCGGGGGAGACGTGGGCGACGCCATCGAACTGGCGATGGATTCCGACGACGACCAGATCATGATTCCGGTGCCGGGGGCGGCCCTAAAGGGCGAGATGGCTAACTTCGTGCAGTGGTTGCCGCTCAGTGAACTGGCCGCTGCGATCTCGGGGCTGATCGAGGCGCGCGCGCAGCTCATCAACGATTACTATGAGTTATCTGGCATCAGCGACATCATGCGCGGTGCGACCGAGGCCAACGAGACGCTGGGGGCTCAGCAGCTCAAGAGTCAGTACGGCTCGATCCGCGTGCAGCAGAAGATTGACGCGCTGCAGAAGATCGCTGCCGATGCGGTCAAGATCGCCAGCGAGATCATCGCGGAGAAGTTCACGCAGGCCAACCTGCTCGACATGGCGCAGATGCAGATACCCACCAAGGCCGAACTCAAGGCCCGGGTGAAGGAGATCGAGGACGCAGCCACCAAGGAGCTGGAGGCGCTGGGCAAGCAGGCCGAGCAAATGGCCATGCAGGCCCAACAATCCGGGCAGCAGGTTGATCCCGCTGCGGCTCAGCAGCAGTTCGCCGCTGCGCAAAAGGCGATCTTCGACAAGTACGCGCCGATGCTGCAGGAGGCCGAGCAGCAGGTGCCGATTGAGGACGTGATGAAGCTGCTGCGCGATGACCGCGCGCGCTCGTTCACCTTCGAGATCGAGACCGATTCCACCATTCTCACCGACGAGTTGCAGGAGAAGTCCAGCCGCAACGAGTTCATGGCGACCTTCATGCAGTCCTCACAGGCGCTGATGGGCCTTGCGGGCATGGGCGAGCAGGGCGCCACTCTTGCTGGCGAGATGATGAAATTCGTGCTGGGCCCGTATCGTGCGGGTCGCCAGCTTGATTCGGCCATCAATGCGTTTGTCGACGCGGCTCCGCAAATGGCGGCTGCTGCTGCCGGGCAGGAAGGCGACGGCGAAGCGCTGGCCGAAGCCAACAAGATGATCGCGCAGGCTGAAATGCAGAAGGCGGAGGCGGCTGTTGCTACGGCGCAGGCCCGCGCCGAGAACATGCAGATCGACAACCAGCGCAAGATTGCCGACCTGGAACACAAGAAACGGATCGATGAACTCAAGGCGCTGCAGGATCAGGAAAAACTGCGCCAATCCGCCGAGACCAATGCCATGAAGGCCGAGGAACTGGCGGCCAAGATCGACCTGATGAGGACGCAATCACTCAAGCTGCTCACCGAAGCCGGGGTGATGGTGGACGAACAGAACCTCAACGAGTTCAAGAGCCTTGCCGATATCGACTTCCGGGCGGAGGATCAGAACATGGCACGCGAGGGACAGGCACAGCAACAGGCCAACGTCGAAGCGGACCGTGAGATGGCCGCAACCGAGGGGGCTCCTGCCACTTCTTCACCTGCCCCATCTCCGGCTCAATCGGCCCAGCCCACCACGACTGCTAACGTCATGCAGGGCCTGAACCAGTTGGGCGAGATGATGGCACAACAGGCGGCGGCACTAGCCCAGCTCACTGCTATCGTGAGTGCCCCGACAGAGCTAGTTCGAGATGAGGCCGGTCGGCCCATCGGTGCAAGAAAGGTTCTCTGATGTCCGCTACCAACGCCTTTGAAACAGACCTCCTTGAGTTGCTGTTCAACAACACCGCGCTTGCCAACGTAGGCGATGCCTCGGGTCTTCAGCCCTCAGGAACAGCGGGGAGTTTCTATATCTCGCTGCACACCGCTGATCCGGGCGAGACCGGCAATCAGACCACCAGCGAGGCGGCCTATACTGGTTATGCACGGGTCGCGGTGGCTCGCTCGGGCGCAGGGTTCACCGTCTCGGGCAATACGGTCTCCAACGCGGCTGAGTTTCTGTTCGGGGAATGCAC